AATCGAATCTCCGGTCGTTGGTGGTGGATCGCTCTCCAACCTAGTGTCTGTCATATGGTTATATCCCTTGGTGTCAGTTTGGCTAACTTTTTGCATAGTTAAAGGACTAAGACGTACCAATTCGACCCTGCCTTGAGTAAGAATGGCCCTAAGCCACTCAATGTTGTCATACATATTAAACTCTGAAACTTCCTGAAGATGCATAAGAAGCTTCACGCGACTAAGAACTTTCATGTACTCCTTGCGTTTAACAGGATCATCCAAATTTCTATTAATGGCACTAACAATGTCTTCCAACTCTGGTCTAGGTCCAAAATCCTCACCCAACTTCTCAAGTTCTGATATGTGAATGGGGTCAGTGGGACCAAAATAAAGAAGTTCGGGAGTGTAAGAATAAGCAACGTCAGTGTCGGAAATGCTGAAATCTTCTATGGGAGTGGAATTAATGAAATGATCGCACTTGACCATTGCAGTGTCAGAGCCAACTTCAAACACGCTAAGACTGTCAGTGTCAAGAAGAAATGAACTTGACCTGTAAATAACATGGATGCGAATGGGACAAGAATTCTCTCGCCATTGCACCTTGCCATTTACTAAAAGCGAAGTACCCTTAAGACAATGTGTGGGTATGTAAAAGCAGCCATTGCCTACAGTACAAACGTTAGGAACCCACCCATGATCGTAAAAAAGTAAATTAACAATGGCGACGCTTTCACAAGCACTGCGCAATGCATCACTTCTTGACTTGTCGGGAGTTCTGTCAGGTTCACCACTAAGCTTAATAGAAAAATCATCGTTCCAAGTGGAAGCAGGATCAAATCTTTTGACTTCAGCCTTAGGGAAAATCATATTATACAGAGAAATTGCAAAACAAGTGAACAAACCAACACAAACTAGCTTGACTTCAGAACAAGTTGTGCCCATCTTGATTAAACCTTCCCACCAACTCAAGCGAGGCTTTTCAACCATGTGGGTTTCAACATATAAATCATTCTTGAGATTGCGGCACGCCACAAGACATTGCATAAAACAATTAAACAAATAAATCACAAAAAAGATGTACTTGTGCTTGCACTCATCTGTCATAAACACTCTATAAGAAGTCAATACAATAGAAAAACAACAAAATAAAATCGGAATCCTAAAATGCTTCATTTTACAATGAGAAGGCTTGCCAAACAAACTCGACATCTTGTGAAACATCCAATTGGAAGAAAACAAGACGTAAGAGGTTGGAAGATCATCAAGCTGCGTACAAAAGAAGTAAGCAGAAAAGCCATGAAATGCATTTGCAAAAGGATGCAAACATCCCACAGCATGAGTGTGAGCGCCAGATGCTAAAGAAACTATATAAAATATGGTCACAGTTAATGCAATTGGTTCTAAACTCAAGAACATCATGCACATCAAGCAGCTCAAAACAATAACCTTGTAGTTGGTACAAACTGCAAGGATGACTTTCAATGGAAGTGATTTGTAAACAAGGTAAACATAACAAATGTTAAGAAGCCTAGTAGAAATGAGGACATGGTAATACGTGATGTACGAAAACAAACTACGCACAATCATAAGAATTGTTGAAAATATAATAGCAGGAATACAATCCTCAAATCCAAAGGCGACTTCGTCACTTAACGGGTTGTTAAAAGTAGAACAAGAAACAAAATGGTCACCAAGAAGAGGGTCATCAACCGTCTCACGCGCAACAATGCTAGGCCTAAAAGAAGTTTCATTGCGAGCTGAAGCGATGTCTGTGAAAAAGCGTTTGACATAATTCCTCTTTATGTATTGGAGATATTCAGGACCTGTCAAATAATTATTACGAAACCATCCCTTAAGATCAAGAGACTTCATGTCTTCATCAAACAAAGGCCTCACTCCAGCCAATTCCCTAGTTGGAGTGATAGCTTTGACTTTGTTAATAACATGTGGAACAAAAATGGGATACAAACGATAAAGGTGTACTTTCTCAACGGAACCATCTTCATGCTGCTTAACCCTATATAAGTGAAA